TCGAGGAGGTGGGTGATGGCCGAGTTCGTCGAGAAGGTCCGCTATGAGGCCGACATCAGCGATCTGAAGCGCAAGCTCGGCGAGATCGAGGGCGCCACCGAAGCGGTCGGTGACACCACCCAGTCGACGGCCGGCAAGGCCGGCCGCAACTACGGGTCGATGGCCAAGAGCGCCGGCCTGTGGGGCGTCGCGATCGGCGCGACTGCGTTGGCGGTCGGGTCGAAGCTGCTCGATCAGGGTGCGTCGCTCGACGCGCTCGGCAAGAAGTCGGCGACCGTCTTCGAGGGTTCGCTCGGATCGGTCCAGGCGTGGGCGAAGGAGAACGCCAGCGCGCTGGGCATGACCCGCGATCAGCTGACCGGCACCGCCGCAGGGGTCGCCGACCTCTTGAAGCCGATGGGGTTCACGGCCGGCCAGGCCGCGGGCATGTCGACCGAGCTGATCAACCTGTCCGGTGCGTTGTCGGCGTGGACAGGTGGCGCACGGTCCGCCGGTGAGGTGTCGGACATCCTCACCAAGGCTTACCTCGGTGAGCGCGACGGGCTCAAGGAGCTCGGCATCTCGATCAGCGAAGCTGACGTGTCCCGCCGGCTCGCCGAGAAGGGCCAGACTGACTTGACCGGCGCCGCGCTCGAGCAGGCCAAGGCGCTCGCCACCCAGGAGCTGATCTTCGAGAAGTCGACCGACGCCCAGAAGGCGTGGGCCGACGGGTCGATGGACGGCATCAAGGCCCAGAACAAGGCGAAGGCCGCGGTCGGTCAGCTCGGTGAGACGGTCGCCAAGGGTCTCTATCCGGCGTTGGCGTCGCTACTTCCGGTGGTGCAGCGGGTCGCCCAGTGGATGGCCGACAGCCTGCCGGGAGCGATGAAGACCGCCAAGTCGGTCCTCGATGGGGTGACGGGCGCGTTCGGGTGGCTGCGCGACAACATGAACATCGTCGGCCCAGTGCTGATCGGTGTCGGCGCCGCGGTCCTGGCCGTCGTCGTGCCAGCCTTCGTCGGGTGGGCGGTCGCCGCCGGCGCTGCCGCCGTCGCGACGATCGCCGCAGCCGCGCCGTTCATCGCGATCGGCGCTGCGATCGCCGCGGTGGCCGCCGGGTTCGTGTGGGCCTACCAGAACGTCGACTGGTTCCGCACCAGCGTCGATGCGGTGGCCTCGTTCCTCAAGAACACCGTCTGGCCGATCGTCAAGACCGTGTTCGAGGGCATCGCCAATGCGGTCGCCGTCGCGGTACGTGTAGCCGGCGACTGGATCGGCAAGCTGCGTGACACTTTCTCTGCGGTGTGGGGCACGATCCGCTCGACCGTCGAGGGCGCAGTGAACGCCGTCGTCGGGTTCGTCACCGGCATCGCCGGGCGTGTGTCCGGTTCAGCGTCGGCGGCGTTCGACACGTTGAAGTCGGCCATCACCGGCGCCCGTGACTGGGTGTCGGGTCGGGTCGAGAACATCGTCGGGTTCTTCTCCGGTCTGCCCGGTCGGTTGCGCGACGCCCTCGCCGGGCTGGCGACGATCATCACCACCCCCTACCGGCTGGCGTTCAACGGGATCGCGAACCTCTGGAACAACACTGTCGGCAAGCTCAGCTTCACCGTGCCGTCGTGGATCCCAGGCATCGGTGGGAAAGGCTGGGACGTCCCGAACATCCCCACGTTCCACAACGGCGGCACCATCATGGGCCTGCGGGGCCAGGAGGTCCCGATCCTCGCGCTCGCCGGCGAAACGGTCCGCACCCGCGCACAGGAGCAAGGGCTGCAACGGCAGCTGGTCGGATCCTCGTCAAACACGACGATCATCCAGCAGATGACCGTCGTCACCAACGACGCACCCCGACGGTTCTTCGACGAGGGCAAGTGGAGGGTGGCCTGAGATGCCGGCAGGTGACCTGATCACACTGCCTTGGCAGGCCGAGCTCAACGGGGTGCTGATGGGTCCGAACACGGCGTTCGTCCTGCGTGGTTTCGAGCCATGGACTGCTCCCGTTGTCCGCAACGTCGACATCGCCCGAGCGCAGCAGCACGGCCTGTTCCCTGGCCGCGACTATCTCGGTGAACGGCTGGTGACCGCTGACATCGCGATCCGCGCTGCGACCGACGCACTCGAGCAGGCGGCACGCCGGCAACTGGCGGGGGCCTTCGTGCCGCCAGCGGGTGGGCTCGCAGAGTTGGTCTGGATGGAGGACGACGGTGTCCGGTATCGGCTGGTCGGGAAGCCACGGATGGCGGACTCGAGGGTTGTGTCGTTGCTGCCGACCGAGGCGCGTTTCATCGCGACCGATCCGCGCATCTATGCCGCCACCCTCACCAGCCTGTCGACCGGCCTGTCGGCCGGGTCCGGTGGTGTCACGTTCCCGGTCGTGCCGCCGTTCGTGTTCGGCTCGGCCGGCGCCGGGTCATCGATCGCGGCGACGAACGCTGGCACCTTCCAGACCCCCTACGTGATCACGTTCACCGGTCCGCTCGTCGCGCCGGTGCTCGTACATCAGGGGCAGGGGCGGCGGCTCGAGTTCACCGGGACGCTCGCCGCCGGCGAAACCCTGGTCGTCGACTCGGACGCTCGCACCGTGCTGCTCAACGGGACGGCGTCGCGGTACTCGTGGCTGACGTCGTTGTCGCAGTGGTTCACCCTCGAGCCGGGCGCGAACCCGCTGCAGTTCGGCGCAGGGTCCGGGTCTGGGACCTGCCAGATCGTCTACCGCTCCGCCTGGATCTAGGAGGTCCGATGCCTGTTCGCACTCAGCCCTGGGTCATTCAAGGGTTGTCGACACCCGCCGAGGCGGCCCGCGACGTGCTCGCCGCGATGCTCGGCGCCCCGCTCGTCGCCGAGACCCCCAGCGCGACCCTGACCGCCGGCGGTGCGCACGGTGTCGTGCTGGCGACCGACTTCGCAGTCACCCAGAACGGAACCCCGAACATGAGCGTCAACGTCGCCGCCGGGCGTGCGTTCGTCCGGGCGACCGTGACCGAGTCGCTGACCGCCGGTGTGTACTCGGCGTTCAACGATGGGACGGTGAACCTGGCGATCGCCGCCGCCGACCCGACGAACCCTCGACGGGATCTCGTCTGCCTGCAGACCCGCGATTCGAACTACGCGACTGGTGGCGGCGCGACCGACGCCCGGCTGTTCGTCATCACCGGCACGCCCGCGGCGTCACCGTCCGATCCGACGATCCCAGCGAACTGTCTCGTCCTGGCCCGGGTCGCGGTCGCTGCCGCGGCGGCGTCGATCGTGAACGCCAACATCACCGACCTTCGGCCCCGTGCCCGGGTCGCGTGGAACACGTCGTGGGGCACCATCGCATACGCGCAGACGACCACAGCCCAGGGAAGCATCACGGCCATCACGGATCTGACCGGCCTGTCGGTGCAGTTCACTGCGCTTGCAACCCGCCGGTACCGGACCCGCGTGTTCTTGATTGCCAGCAGCTCCGTCAACGGCGACACCGCCACGATGACGATCACCGATGGCAGCAACGTACAGGTTCAGGGTGGGACACTGGCCATGAACTCCTCCGCGTTCCAGCCGTTCGTGCTCGAGCTGATCGAGTCGGGCCTGTCAGGCACGATCACCCGCAAGGCGAGGATGGCTCGCAACAGCGGGACCGGCAACATCGCGACCGGTTCGGCTGCCGCGCAGGTGGCGTTCATCGTCGTCGAGGACATCGGGCCCGTCTGATCGATGGCGGTCTACCGGTACTTCGCTCACGACCTGCGCACGAACGCCGCGCTGGCCGAGCTCCCACTCTCGTCGCTCACGTACACCGAGACCCTCAACGGGCCCGGGTCGTGGTCGGCGACGTGTCCGCTGCTCGGCAACGCCGTGCTGTTGAACGCCGCGACGGAACCGGAACGCACCGCGATCTACATCGAACGCGACGGCGCGATCGTCGGCGGTGGGATCGTGTGGACCCGCACCAGGAGTATGGATCAGCCGATGACGCTCGGCGGTGCGGGCTGGTGGTCGTTCTTCAAGCGGCAGAACCTGCGCTCGACGCTCACGTTCGCCGCTACCGATCAGCTGCTGATCGCCCGGACCCTGATCAACACCGCCCAGGCGCAGCCGGGCGCGAACATCGGGGTCACGGTCGGCGCTGAGGTGTCCGGCATCGCCCGTGATCGGGTCTACAACAGCTTCGAGTGCAAGCAGATCGCCGAGGCGGTCGAGCAGCTCGCCGACGTGCAGACCGGGTTCGACTTCGCGATCGACACCACCCAGGCCCGCGGCAAGGTCCTCGCGTTGAGCTACCCGCGCCGTGGCCGGATCTCCGGCAGCACCGGGATCGTGTTCGAGACCGGGAAGAACCTGATCGGCTACACCGCCACCCAGGACGGCACCCGGTCGGCTCGGACGTTCACCGCGATCGGCGCCGGCGACGGTGTCGACATGCTGATCGCGACGAACACGCGCACCGACCTGCTCGACGCCGGGTTCCCGCTCACGAGTGACACCGGGTCGTTCAAGGATGTGATCGTGCAGGCGACCCTCGACGGGCACGCCCTCGCAGGTGTGAACGCTCGGGCGGTGACCCCGACGTTCTGGTCGATCGTCGTCGATCCTGATGACCCCGACGGTGGGATCAAGTCGTTCATCACCGGCGACGACGCGGTGCTGCGCATCGGCGACGACGTCAACTTCCCCCGCCAGGCCGACGGCAGTCCCGGCTATGAACGCGCGCACCGCATCCTCGAATGGTCGCTGAACGTCCCCGAGAGCGGCAAAGACACCCTCGGCGTCACTCTCGGCACGATCTGAGCAGGAAGGGACCGGCCTGATGCCCGAAGTGCTGCAACCCGACCAGCTGGCCGCCGCCCTCGCCGACTTCGATCGACGGCTCCGCAACATCGAGACCTCGACCCGTGTCGGTCTCGGCGGTGTGCGCACCAGCTGGTCCGCGTCGATCGGCACGACGGCCACCTACGGCGCCTGGGAGACGTCGGGCGGCGGGCTTGCCACCCACCGCCGTGACAATCAGGCGGGGACGTTCGCCGGTTACCCGTTCATCTCGATGACCACACCGAGCCGGGTGCTCGCGATCATCAGCGGCACCGTCGCCGACGTCGGCGCGAGCCCGTTCCGCGCGAATCAGGGGACGCTCGGCCTGTCGATCGATGGGGCCGCCATCGGCGGCGGAACAGTGACGGTGCCGTTCCTCGGTGGGATCGAGGCGAACAACGACGCCACATCAGGGACCGGCAGCATCGCCGCAGCCGTGACGCTCCCGCTCACCCCGGGCGTGCACACCTTTCAGATCGCCATGTTCTGGACGGCGACCGGCGGCGCCGGCGCCGCACCGTACATCACCAGCGCGAACCTCGTCATCATCCCCATCGCCGCCGCCTGACCCCCCGGGTTGCGACCCCCCCACACCGCCCTGGGAGGCGACATGATCCGCACCATCACCCTGTGCGCCGCCGCGCTCGCCGCCGGCTGGGTCGCCGGGTTCGCCGCCGCGATCGGCTGGGCGGCCTGGGACGCGCACCGGACGGTCGACCCGTGAGCGATCACACGCCGTTCGACGACTTCGACGGGCCCGACGTTGACGACAGTGCCGAGCTCGCCGCCTACGCAGCCGACCTGGCCGCCGCGGTCGAAGCGTTCGGCCTGACCCCGCTCGAGCGCGGCGTCGAAGAGGGCGGCCGACGGTGAGCTACTTCTGGGCGCGGTGGCTGCCGGATGCGCTGCAGTCCGACCCGTTCGTCGCGGACCGCCTGGTGGTCCTCGACGGGTGGGAGAACCGTGGTCGGCCGCCGTCGTCGACGATGTTCCTGCCGTCGGGGATCGTCGACCATCACACGGCGTGCATGATCCGCGAAGGCCACGACCCCCAGTCCTGCATCAACGGGATCATCGCCGGCAACAGCGTCGCACCCGGCCCGATCTCGCAGCTGCTCGGCACGTTCACGCCGCCCGGGGTGCGATGGAATGGCAGCAACCCGGACCCGCGCATCGTGCTGATCGCTGCGGGCCGAGCGAACCACGCCGGGACCGGCATCTACCCGTGGGGCGCTCCCGGCGGGAACGGTTCGAGCATCGGTGTCGAGTGGTGCGGCCCGCCGGCGGGCGGGTGGCCCGATGTCGTGGTCGAGCTTCGCGCCCGGGTCGACGCGGCGATTCTGCGGTGGAACGGCTGGTCGACCGATCAGCTGACCACGCACTGGGAGTACGCGACACCTCGTGGCCGCAAGATCGACCAGTCGGGTGCACATCGTGACGAGCCGACGATCGGTCAGCTGCAGCCGTGGAACCCGGACCGCTGGCGCGCACGAGTAGCCAGTGTGCTCGCACCCCCACCGATCGAGATCCCACCACCGGAGGACGACGAAGTGACCGCACTCGCCAGACCAGCGCAAGCGCACGACACCCGCGAGACCCCGGCCGGGGTGCTCAAGGCCGGCGAGGTGCGCCGCATCCCGGTGTGGGTCGCGGACATCACCCAGGCCGAGCTGATCCTGACCGTGATCGGCCCACCGAACGCCGGCTACCTCACCGTGTGGGGCGAAGGCGCCGACCCGCCGAAGCCTGCGACGGTCGCCTACAACGGTGGGCCGCCCGACCGGGTGACCACCACCAGCACGCTCGTGGCCGTCCGTGAGCGGCAGGTGTACGTCCGATCGACGCAGGCGTGCCATCTCGTCATCACCGTGGCGGGGGTTTCCTGACGATGAGAGCGAGCCTCCGCACGGTCGCCGAGCCCGGCGTCACCTACCAGTCGCTGCTCTTCCGGTGCCCGGGCTGCGAGGAGTTCGGCGGCAGCGGCCACCACATGCTGCCCGTCAACTCCGCCGAGAAGTCGCCGTCGTGGGAGTGGAACGGCAGCCTCGACGCACCAACGCTGTCGCCGTCGATCCTCAGCCGCCGGCGACCCGAGCAGGTGTGCCATTCGTTCTTGCGCGACGGCGTGTTCGAGTTCCTCGGCGACTGCACGCACTCGCTCGTGGGTCAGAGCGTGCCGATGCCCGACCTCGAATGGGACCCGGCGTGATGCTCGCCGGCGCGTTCGGTGGCACGACGGTCGACGACACCGTGCTGCGCGGGCTCGCGCTCGTGATCGCTCTCGGTGGCGCGGCCGAGCTGCTGCGCCGCTTCATTCGCTGGTGCTGGCGGCTGGGCAAGAGCTGGGAACGGATCGACGTCGCCACCCGGCAGCTCGTGGCGAACGGTGGCGAGTCGGTCAAGGACAAGGTCAACACGATCGCCGCTCGCCAGCACACCGACCATCAGCTGATGCTCGAGGTGCAGCAAGACGTCCGCGAGCTCTCCCGTCGCGCCGACGTGCTGGAGCGTCGGCTTCACACCCTCAACGAAACCCAGGTCGTCGACGGTCAACGCCTCGACCACCTCGAACACAAGGAGTCAGCGTGATCATCACTCGCGTTTTCTGGATCGACGCCGCCGAGCGGGCGATCAAGACCGTCGCCCAGTCCGCGGTGGCTGCGATCGGTGTGGCCCAGACCCCGATCCTCGACATCGACGCCGGGGCGATCCTCGGTGTTGCTGCGACAGCCGGTCTGGTGTCGCTGCTCACGTCGATCGCTTCGGCCAGCCGGCGGAGCACGGTCTCGCCGGCGTCGCTGGTGAAGGACTGAGCGCTCAGGCGCAGTCGTTGATCGTCGTCGCCTGAGGTTGGCTGAGGACTTCCTCGAGCGCCTTCGCGGCAGGTGAATCGCCCGTGGCCAAGGGGAACCCCGACGCATCAGCGGTGACCTGATCCATCGATGCCGTCAGTCCGGTGACGGTGCCGCCCTCCTGGTCGACTGCCCAGGTGTACCGCCCACCCGGCCCTCGCCCTTGCACCACCGTGTTGTAGCCGCCTGTAGGGCTGGGCTCGATGGGCAGCTGGAACCACTCGTCGATCTCAATGCCGTCGCCGATGGTCCGCACGGCCTCGCTCACATCGTCACACTGCTGCGTCTGGCTGGTCGTGCCTGGCGTCCCGGCTTCCGCAGGCTTGCTCGCTGCGTCGTCACCGCCGCCGCTGGCCGCTGCGATCGCAACCAAGGCGAGGACGATGGCGATCCACGCCCACGTCGGCAGTCGTAGGAACGTGCGCTTCCACCACGGCGACTTCGTGCTGCTCTGTTCGCTCATGGTGGCCGAACCTATCCCGGACGACGCACCCGCATGTGGCCAAAATGTGGCCGAACGTGAGCAGGGATGATGCGAAGTCCCTGGTGGTGGAGTGCCTGTGCGACACGTTGCGCCTGGTAGCGGGACTGCCGGTAAGAATCGCACTGTTGAGGCCAGGGGTTCGATTCCCCTCACCTCCACCCGAATAGCACCAGCTCAGAGGCCCTATCCGCACTCAGCGGGTAGGGCCTCTTTCGCGTCATGTGGCCGAAAATGTGGCCGAACGCACACCCGTTTGTCAGACTCCCGACGCATGGGGACCATGAACGAACGCTCACCGGGGGTGTGGCAGCTGCGCGCAGACCTGCCGGCCGATGCGATCACCGGCCAGCGCCGGCGGGTGACCGAGACGTTCCATGGCGGCAAGCGCGCCGCCGCCGACCGGCTCCGCGAGCTCGAGGTCGAGGCCCGTGGTGGCCGCCGACGCAAGGACGTCACCTTGGCGGTGGCCATCAACTCATGGCGTGACCAAGCTGATCACGCGCCGGCGACTGCAGCGAACTACGACCGGGCTGTCGCCACGCTGCCGGCGCACCTGCGACGGACCCCGGTTGGCCAACTGGACGCCAAGGTCCTGCGCACGTTCGTCGACCGCGTCGTCGTCGAGCACAACGCCCACCGCGGCCGCCTCGTCCACGCCCTCCTGTCGGGCGCGCTGCGGCACGCCTGGGAGCAGGAGTGGATCCAGTCGAACCCCATGGCACGCGTCCGGGTGCCGCCCGTCGACGCACGCTCGAGCACCACCCCCGACGCGCATGCCGTGCTGCAGCTCCTCGATCTGGTCCGCGACGATCTCGAGCTCCACGCCTGGCTCCTGTGCCTCGTCGATCTCGGCGCTCGCCGCGGTGAGGTCCTCGCCCTGCGTTGGTCGGCGCTCGATCTTGACGCCGGCAAGGTCCGCATCCGCTCGGCGCTCGACCCGGTGCTCCACACCGAGAAGGACCCTAAGGCCCGCCAGAAGCGCACCGTCGCCATCGGGCCGGCGACGGTCGCAGCGCTACGCAGGTGGCGTGCAGCGACCCGAGAGCGGGCCCTCGCCGTGGGTGTCCGGCTCGTGGACGACCCGTTCGTGTTCATGGCGCCGACCGACTTCACGGGCGCCTCACCGTGGCGACCCGATCTCGGCACACGCAGGTTCCGACGTCTCGCAGATCAGGTCGGCCTCGACGATGTCCGCCAGCACGACCTCCGTCACCACGTCGCAAGCGAGCTCCTCGCCGCCGGCGTCGACCCGAAGACGGTCGCTGGCCGGCTTGGCCACACCCGGGTGGCCACCACCACCGATCTGTACGCGAGCGCCCTGCCGGCCCCAGACCGGGTGGCGGCCGAGATCCTCGCTGGCCTCCACACTCGCGGGTCCCAATAGTTATTGGGTCGCATCGTGTGGTGCTTGGACAGTGCTGCGGGTATCAGATTGCGCCGTGACAGATTGATCCGACTGTGTCACGATGAACGCAAGTCAGCGTCCGAGTGGCCGCAATCGTGCCGAGGGGGCACCGAAAGAATGACAGCAGCAACCCTGCCCGAGATCGTTGAAGAAGCGCAGCAGCAGCCAAGTCTTGTGATTGATCAGATCATCGGTCGGCTCGGCGAAGGTGATCGTCAGGAGTTCATCACGGGGCTGAGTGAGCGCCTGGTGTGTGACGTTGCTGATGCGCAACGCTGGCTGGGATCGTGGCTGATCTCCACGCTGCTTGCCGACAGCGTCACCTTCAGAGCACAGGACGATGCTGCTGAGAAGCTCATCGCCGCCGGCCAGCTGGGTGACGGCATCACTCATGCCGAGCTCCTCGCTCGCTACGGCCGTTCGCTCTGATCGCCGAGCTTCGTGGCTCCGGCCGACAACCCATTCGTTTGGCGCTGGGCGAACGAGCAGGTCTTGACGTGGCGCCTCGACACGCTTGCCGATGAGGAGTACTTCGATGAGATGCTCCTCGCGTTGGGTGCGATCATCATGGATCCAGACGACCCCGATTGGGTGCAGCCGCTAAGGGGCGACTTCCACCACCCGGACCATTTCCTTGCCACCCTGCCGGCGGGCTGGTTCCTCGTCTTCACCAAGGCGTGGAGTGGGAAACCTCCAACGGTCGGTCATCCACAGCTCGTGGTGCACGCCTTCTACAACATCGACGAGCTGCTGGGCTGAGGCGCGGCGCTGGCCGGGACCGACTTCGAAGGCCTGCCCGGGCGGCGGGGGTGGGTGGCGAATTCGCGCACGGCGGCATCCCCGTCGATGAAGGCCAAGGATCTGTTGAGGGTGCTGTCGGCAGCGCCTCTCGGCTACACCGTCGTGCGTCAGAACGGGAGCCACAAGATCCTCGTTTCCGATCGTCACCCCCGACTGGTCTTCTCGTTTCATGACAGCGCCACCGTTGCTCCGGGGGTCGTCAAGAAGGTCCTCACGAAGAAGTGGGGCTAGCCGAAGCCGACGCCAGGCGGTTACTGTGAACACATGAGCGGAGCAGCAAGGACGATCGACGTCGCGTATGTCGTAGAGGTCGTCGATGACGGTCTGGCCGTGGCGGCGATCAGTGATGACCTGCCTGGCTATTACGCGTTCGGTGGTTCGATCGAGGAGTGCCGGAACCTCGTCGGCGAGTACCTGGCGGCGCAGAATCCCACTGCTCAGATTGGTCGCGAGGTGTTGCTCGACGCAGACGAGAACCCTGTGTCGTGCGTGGGAGGTTTCTGGCTCGACAGTGAGCGCTTCGACCCTGGTGCCGCTCATCCCGTTGCTGCGAACGATCCTCGTGTCCTCATCGAGCGCTGACGGCCGGCCGGGGCCGGCGAGGGTGCGTGGCGAACTCGCGCACGGCGGCATCGAGGAAGACGGGCCCCGCGGCGAGCTCGGCGATCGGGTTGGGGAAGGCGCTCGAGGCGGTGAGCGCGTGCGCAGTTTCCGCGTGCGGATGCGGCAGTGGAGAAGCGACAGCGGCCTGCACACCGACTTCGAGGTCGAGTCTGTTCTGGAACACATCCCTGCGGCTCGTCCCGTTCCTCTGCCGTTCACAGACGAGGATCCGCCGTCAGCACACCAAGGATGACCGAGCGCCGGCGTCGCGGTCGGGGCGTGGCTACCTCTGCCGGCGTAGCCCAACCCCGCGACACCCTCCGACCAGACTGGCTGCAATCCGTGGGCCGCTGGACGCCGACGGTAGAGGTGGCACGAACGGGAAACGGGGAAGCACAGATGTCGTCGCACGAGGGTGAAGGGGAGCGCACTGCCGATCAGCTGCGGAGCGAGCTCGACCGGGTGATGCTGCGAATCACCCTTCGGCTGGACGCACTTGACGCCGCAAACGCTCCAGCTCGGCACCCTGCAGCGCGACTACTGCGGCCAGTTGGTCGACCTTCACCGCCAGATCCAGAACCCTGCGCAGTGCTTCGGCTTCGCCGGCGAGCTGGCTGAGCTGCTCCTCGAGGGCCACAAGCCGATCTGCGAAATCCGCTTCATTGGTGTAGCCGAAGATGGCCAGGACGGCTCCGCCAGCTTCGAGGGCTTCGTCGATTGCCTGGGCAGTACGGCGTCGCGGCGTGTACTTGTCCGTCTCCCATTGGGTGACCGCTGTGGGATGACGCCCGATCGCCTTGGCCAACTTCTGCTGCGACACCCCACGACTGCGCCGGAGTGTCTGAAGCTGCTCCCCAGGGGTCACGTTGCAAACCGTAACCGCTGGTCAGAGCGCCCGAAATAGTTTGGCTATTCTATGTAGTTTGCCTCTTGCGGAGGGGTACTGAGTTATGCCATAGTTCGGGCCGTGGTTATCAGAGTAGGCAACGATCCGATGGAGCTGGCGATTCGCCGGCGGCAGGGTGTGGCGATCAAGAAGGTCCGCCTGTTGCGTGGCATGGCGATCGCCGAGCTGGCTGAGCGCGTCGGTGTCACGCCGAGTGCGGTGTCGCACTGGGAGAACGGCCGGTGGTCGCCCCGTCAGGCGCAGCAGGTGAAGATCGCCAGGGCGCTCGAGGTGCCGTGGTCGACCCTGTTCGACCTCGATGCTGAGGCGTCGATCTGATGGCTGCGCATCTGGATTGCTTCCGGTTCCTGACGCGTGCGAACCGGAACGCGGTACGTCGCGGCTACCGGGGGGACCGGCGTCCGGGCACTCTTGTTGGTGGCCGGCCGGTCGATCGGTCGGACAAGATGTCGAAGCGTGACGCTCGCCGTCGCGCGGACTGGCGGATCCTGTGTCTGCTCGACGATCAGCTCGAGCAGGCCGGCTATGGGGCCGAGGTGTCGCCGGGCAACCCGACTGGTGTGCCGGGTGGTGTGCGGTGAGCCTGGAGCGGGTGTTGCGTGGCGAGCTCGGCCGCCTGGTCGATGGGTTGGCGTCTGATCCTCAGGTGCCGGCGGCTGCGTTGTGGGCGTTGCCGGATCAGCGGATGGACTTGTGGGCGGAGTCGTTACGCGCGGCGGTGATGGGCTGGTTCGTGGACAACCGGCTGGTGTCGGTCCCTCAGTGGGTGGACTGCGCGACGTGCGGCCGGAAGCGGTCGGCGGTGTGGTCGTTGGACGCGTGGGTGTGCGACGGGTGTGGCGACGAGTGGTTCCCGACGGAGCCGGAGATCGAGTTGATGGAGGTGGCCGGGTGAACCCGTATCACCGGTTGTTCGACCGTCAGGACGACGTCGCCGAGCACGCGACCGAGTTGTCGTTGGGGATGGCCATCCCGTATCGGGATGAGCCGCCGGCCGAGGGGATGGTGTGCGATCACCGTGCCCGCCAGCTGGTCGATGAAGCCCGCCGTGCACGGGTGCCAGGGGAGGGGCTGTGAGTCGTCAGGAGGAGCTGATCCCGAAGCCGACGATGTGTTGGGAGTGCCTGCGTCGCTCACCGAACGTGGGGCCCAGGTTCGATCATCCGGTGCGGGTGCGTTACTCGTCGGGCGGTCGGGTCGGGTTGCGGTCGTTCTGTGACGAGCATGCCGACCTGGCGCCGGAGTTCGTCGCTGGTGTGCGCAATGACCCGTCTGGTGCGCTCCTCGAGGTGGTCGGCCTGCCGGTCGACGAGCGTCCGCTCCTTCGGCTGGTGGGCTCATGAACTGGAACGCCATGGACACAGACGAGCCCCAGGGAGCCGGTGTGGCGGCCCTGGCTGAAGACCTCGAGGAACGTCTCGCTGAGTACTTCAACGAGGAGTTCGATCTGACCGGCGGGTCGACACCTCGTCTCACGATTACACGCCGGGCGCTCGCCCATGAGCTGGCCAGCACCTACCCGCTGAGTGCCCTGTTGGACGGCCTTGTCCTGGCCGGCGACGAGCTGCGGTCACGTCAGCGTCAGCGCAGCCAGGCCGAGGTGGATGCCGGGCAGATTGTCGCCCTGCGACGGGCTGTGTGTGAGCTCTACGACGAGCTCAGCCACCGGTCGGCGCCGCCGATCGACGCGTACGTGTCGGACCCTGCGGCGCTGTTCGTTGCGCAACTGGCGCTGGAAGACCGCGCGAAGGGTGACCGCTCATGATGTGGGTCAGGTTCGTGGTCCTCGCTGCGCTGGTCGCGGTGCTGGCCGGTGTCCTGACGGGCGCGGGCTCAGCAGTGCTCGCGGTGGTCCTCGCTGTGGGCATGGTCGTCGTTCTTCGTGGCGAGTTCGCTGGTGGTCGCTGGTGAGCGGCCGTCGGGTGGTCGAGCCGGTGCCGGTGCATCTGATGCCGGCGTTGACCCCGGCGCAGGTCGGGTCGCTGTGCGGCGGGTTGTCCGAGGACTCGGTTCGTCGGCTGATCTCGAAGGGTGTGCTGCGGACGGTTCCGCACTCGCAGTACACGCTGATCGCCCGGGCCGAAGTCGATCGCTGGTTGACGTCCAACCTCGATCGGGAGCGTCAGGAGGGCGCAGCATGAGCAACAGCCAGTTGGTGTTCCCCGCCCGTTCGCACGGGTCCACCGCCGAGTCGCCATCGTCGACGTGGACGGTGTTGCCGTCGGGTCGAGTCGGGATCGGTGTCCGTGCGGCGGACGAGACGATCGTGGCCTTGCTCCGCGAGCTCGACCCGGTGGTCGTCGATCAGGAAGTGATCGAGGTGTTCGATGTCGAGCCGACCATCGCCGAGCTGGAGGTGCAGCGCCCGTTCCACGACATCCTTCGTTGGCAGGCGCTCGCCGCGGCGCACGGGTGGACGTTGTGGTGGCAGCCGCAGCTGACCCGTGACGGTGGGGTGTGGTCGGTGTTGGCGGAGCGTGTGTGGTGACGCAGATCAGTGTGCGGGTCCACGCAAAGGGCGACCCGCCGATCGATCGTCCGCCGGTGTTGGGACATGTGCTCCATTCGACGGAGCCGTTGCAGTTCGTGGTGCTCGAGCCGGGGATGGTGTCGGGCGAACCGTCGGTGATGATCCGAGTCGATGACCAGCGCGCCGCCGGCGTCGGGGTGACGGTCTTGCTGGAGACCAGCTTGGACAAGCTGATCGCGGCGACGTCATCGCTCGTCGCCCTTGCGGAGTCGAGGTTTGGCTGGACCCGACCAGTGGGTCATGCGACGTTGATGCCGCCATCTCGCGCTGCACGCAGAGCGATGCTCGAGGCCCTCGTTCGTGAGCTGCGCGAGTGGGACGCTCTCGATGGTGAGGCTGCCGGATGAGCGCTTCGACGACTACCTCCCCGACCTCGACGTCGACGCCGCCGGCGTGCGAGGGGATCTGTGGGCCCGCGGTTGTGACCGGCCCGACGCTCGTTCCTCTCGAGGATGCGTGCCTCGAGGTGGCGCCGGGGGTCGGTCAGACGCGTTGGACGTTCATGCCGTGCACGCCACCGTCGACGTCGTCGACTCTCCACGTGGTGCGTGATGTGCCGTTGCCGGTGACCGGGGTGTCGACGGGTGCTGTCGGGTGGGCGGTCGTGTTCGTCGTGTTCGGTGCGGCCTTGCTGCAGGCGAGGCGCCGGCCATGAGCGCACCGTTCACTCCGTTCACGCCTGCGGCGCGCAAGCACCTCGACAACGCCGAGAAGGTGTTGCAGGTCCTCAGGTTGCGTTGCACCGACCCTGAGCTGGTCCCGCGGGCGTTCGACGGGTACAGCGATGAGCAGCTGTCGGCGTTCCTGGCGTCGAGCGCCGTCGAGTTGCATCACGAGCTCGCTTACCAACAGCGGGTCGGCCGGATGTCGGCCGGCGTGAGGTCGGCAGCTGCGAATCCGGCCCGGAAGGGCACGGTCCGCCGGTGACCGCGTTGGTGTACGAGGTGGTGTTCTCGACGTGGCAGCTGTTGCTGCTGTTGATGTTGTTCGTGGTGGTGCATGTGCTGGTTGCTCGTGATGTGCGCCGTCGTGAGCGGCTGTTGCGTGTGCGGTCGCGACGGTTGGAGCAGTGGGAGAACGAGCTCCGCAACGAGGCCGCCTCCCGGATGCTCGGCCCCCATTGGAAGGACGGTCGTTGATGTTGTGGCGTCACGCTCCGGAGGTGGAGGAGATCGCCGGCGAGTTGATCGCCGAGGTGCACACCGATCTGTTGGCGGTGCGGATCGAGTACCTGTTCATGGACAAGGTGCCGATGTCGAATGGTCGCATGGTGTTGGGTCGGGCACGGCGCGTGTCGGGGATGACGGCGTTCTTCGCCCAGTTCGGCCTCGGCCAGGATCTGGCCCGGGCGGACAGGTTCGAGTCGGTCGCCCCGTTCGGGGTGATCGAGATCGCCGAACCGGCGTGGGGTGAGCTGCGTCCGCGGCAGCGGCGGGCGTTGGTCGATCACGAGCTCTGCCACTTGAAGGTCGACTTCGATGTCGAGCCGCCCCGGCTGGGTGTGCGTGGGCACGACGTCGAGGAGTTCACGAGCGTGTTGCGCCGGCACGGGTTGTGGTCGTCGGCGTCGCAGGGCGCCGGCCGCGCGTTGGCCGAGTCGTTCGCTGACGCCCTCGACGGGATCGAGATGTACGTGAACGGTCCCGACGACGACGTCGGGTCTGGCTGAGTTCGTGAGGCAGCCGTCGGCCGGTGTTCGGGGAAGCGCACCGGGCCCATGTGTGCGGCTCATGCAGTACCGAACCTCGAGGGGAAGTGGCCTCACGTGTCGGGGTGACAGCCGGGAGAGACCGGCACCCAACCGTCAGATCGAGACCATGAGGAGTGACCAGCATGACAGCGACGAGTGAGGACACGAAGACGAACCTGTTCGTCTGGGAGGACCCACCGAACGGGCCTGGCCGGCGAGCGATGCTCGATGACCAGATCGCCCAGATCGTGCCGGTGTTGCGGCAGCACCCGGGCCGGTGGGCGAGGCTCGAGCTGGCGACCCGCTACACGCCGGCGTTGAAAGAGCTGCGGACCCGGAGGCCCGGCTTCGAGTTCACCGGTTCGTTCGACAAGCCGACCGGGAAGCGTGTGCTGTTCCTGCGTGCGGCGCGCTCTGACGGTCCGGCGACCTCCCCCTCGTCGTCGACGTCAGCGCGGACACCGGCCCCCAAGGCCACCCCCAGGCCGTCCGGGCCGGTGTCCGCACCTCGCACCGCCCCGTTGGGTTCGACACCCGCCGGCAGTGTTCTCGCCTGCGCCGACTGCGACTTCGAGACCGCGAAGGTCGCCGACATCATCAAGCACACCGTCACCGACCACGATCGGCAGGCGACGACCGCTGAGCGCACACCGGTGCCGGCATGACCGCGACCATGCCCTCAGCGGTGCACGGGCTCTGCCACGTCTGCTCGACGAACGTATTCACCGTCCTTGTCGGCGGCCAACGGACCGTCCTCGATCGTCCCCCGTCACCCGCCGGTGACGTGTTTGTCCGCTTCGACGCCGACCCGATCGTCGGTGTCATCCGCACCGCGATCGATCTGACCGACCCGTTCGATGACGGCACCCGCTACGTCATCCACCAGTGCCCGACTGGGGTGTGCTCGATGTGCCACGTCGACATCGACCCGGACGACTGGTCCGGATGGGTGACCCTCACCGGTGAGCACGTGTGCGACAGCTGCGCACCATCCACCGCCCCCAACGTCGACACCGACCTGCAGCTGGTGGCCGGGTGAACGACCTCATCGACGACCTCGGACGGTTGCAGGTCACTGACGACACGGTCGTCGTCCTCTTCGACCAGCCGGCCCCGCTGATGTCGATGAACCACCGCGCCCACTGGACCGCGAAAAACCGCCTCACCCGCCTGTGGCGGCACGCCGCCGGCTGGGCCGCCGCCTCCACGATCCACGGAAACGGCCCGATCTCGGCGTCCTGGATCCAGGTCCACCTTCCCGTCCCGACACGAGCCCACCGCGACCCCGCCAACTATGCGCCCAGGACGAAGGCGATCGTCGACGGCCTCGTCGACGCCCACCTGTGGCCCGACGACACCCCTGCGTGGGTCACCACGCTCGAACCGGTCCTCGACCGAGAGCTGCACACACCATCACGTCGACTCGTCAGGGTCGTCATCACCCCAAGGAACCGCCCATGACCACCACCGCCACCCTGACGACCGAACTGGTCGGCATCCCCCACGCCAAGCTCCACCCCGCACCCGACAACCTGCGCGGCACCCTCACCGACGTCGACGACCTCGCCCAGTCGATCGCCGAAGCCGGCCTCCTCCAACCGCTGCGCGTCACCCCACACCCCGACAGGGCCGGCCAGTGGATAATCATCGCCGGTCACCGCCGCCACGCCGCGATCGGCCGTCTCATCGACGCCGGCCGCTGGCGCAAGACCCAGCCGATCGCCTGCATCCACGACGGCACCGCCGTCGACGACCAGGCCCGCGTCCAGGCGATGCTGATCGAGAACCTGCAGCGCGTCGACCTCGACCCGATCGAGGAAGCGAACGGGTATCAGCGTCTCGCCAACGAGTTCGGCATGTCGGTACGGGCGATCGCCGACAAGGTCGGCCGCTCCAAGAGCGTCATCAGCGCCCGCACCACCCTGCTCAAGCTCCCTGAGTCGGTGCGCACCGCCGTTTCCGAAGGCACCGTCACGCTCGACGTCGCCAACAAGCTCACCCGCCTCCCTGCTGCGGACGCCGAGAAGCTCGCCAAGGCCGGCAAGACGATCAGCGACTGGCAGGTCGACGAAGCGATCCGCCGTCACACCCGAACCGAGTTCGCCGCAAAGGTCAAGACCACCGCGAAGACGCTCGGCCTCGAGATCACCAAGGACCCGGTGTGGAAACTCTCGCAGGACGGCTGGACGCGGCTCCACGACCGGATCACCCCCGACGCACTCGCCAAGGTGATCATCCCCGGCCCAGGCCACGCCGTCACCTGGGACGACTACAACCTGGTCTGCACCGTCTGGGCACCACCGGCACCCACCGACACCACCGACACCCAACAGGCCGACACCGATCAGCCAGCATCAAAGGCGCCGATCACGCCACTCGAGCAGGCACAGAAGGACTGGCGTGACCGGTACTCGCGCCTCGAACGCTCCTACCACGACACACGCACCGTGTGGAACGAACGCCGCCACCAGCTGCTCGTCAACATTGCTCGCGAGCTCTCCACCAAGGACGTCGCCGCCAGTGCCCTGTGGTTCGCCGCCAGCGCCGACGGAGCGATGGAGGTCGCCACCGACCTCGGCTTCAACCCGGAGATCTCCGACGCCGACTCGTTCGAGGTGTTCGACGAATGGTTGCGGTCTCCGGCGAACCTCACCGCGCTCGCCGCCCTCGTGATGCTCACCGCGTTCGAGGACGTCCCGATCAAGCAAGCCGCGAACACCCGCATCGACGCCGAGCTCGGCCCCGAGCCCCAGCCGGCCCGCCAGGTCCTCGGCTACGCCCAGCCGTACACGATCGAGGCCGCCCTGCTCTTCTACGACCGGATCGGCTTCACCGGCGACCCCGTACCAGCGCTGCGCGCCGAGCTCGCCGCCAACCCGCCGGCCCCTGCCCCCACCGACGACGACGGTGACGACGTCGACGAGAACGCCCACCTCTACGACGACGACGAGGGCGAGGAGGACCTGTGATCGGCCAGCAAAGCACCCGCGACCTCCTCCTCGTCCTCGCCGAAGCGCACCGCAACCTCGACTACGACCGCAACGAACACACCCGGCGCCCCTACTGCGCATCGATGGAGGAATGGCACCGCTGGGCAGGCCGCACCATCGAAGCCGACCAGTGGGCCACCGTCACCCAGGAGGCCGCATGAGCACCGCACCCACCATCCGCGTGATGCAAACCAACTTCGGCTGGCAGGTCGTCACCACACGCCCCGACCTGCGCACCGAGCTCGTCGCCGTCGCACCCACCGAACCACTCGCCCGACGGATCGCACACCTCGTCCACCTCTACGGCCTCGACGACACCCCGATCCCCGACACCCCCGGCGACATCACATGAACGCCGACCCGACCGTCGTCCCGTTGCGACCGGCCGACGAAGCCGCCAAAGCGCTCGCCGGGTTCACCACGAACACCGCCATCCCGTTCGCCGAGCTCCTCGTCCGCATGAAGGCGAACACCGCCGCCGACCGTGACACCGTCGTCACCCCCGACGAAGCCCGGATCCTGTTCGACGTGCTCCGCGTGCTCCGAGACGGCAGGCACAGATGACCTCACCAGACGCACGAACACGCCGCCACCGACTCGCGGTCACCAACAGCGCCAAGGCCGCCACGGTCATCATGGACAAGGCCCTAGCCGACTTCGACTCGGTCAGCCACCATCACGAGCTCGACCCGCACTGGGGCTGGGTGGTCGTCGTCACCGTCGACGAGCTCGAGTACCTCCGCTGGTGCGCACAGCCATGAGCCGTTGCCGATCATGTCACGCCCCGATCGTGTGGGCCATCACCACGTCAGGCAAGCGCATGCCAATCGACCAGGCCCAGACCGCCGGAGGCAACATCCGCCTCATTGGCACCACCGCCCACGTCACCGGCCCCCACGATCGATCTCCTCGACCCGACCGACACCGGCGAACGATGGATGCCCCACCATGCCACCTGCCCCCACGCCGACACCTGGAAGAACCCCTGATGCCCCGCTACCTCGCCACCTGGACCTACACCTCCACCTACTCGCAAGAGTTCATCGCCGACGACCTCGACGAAGCGCAACAGCTTGCGGCTGACGTACTCGGCAGCTTGGCCGGTGACCTCGAGGACGATCACTACAACGAGGACCTCGTCGTCACACCCGTCTCAGACGACACCATCCAGTGGACCAACATCTTCGAAGACGGCTCACACTCGTCGCCGTACGCCAGGCGCACTCTCGCCGACTTCGCCGCACGACGATCGTTCACCCGCCTGCGCGTCGTCCGCACCCACGTGCTCGAACACAACCGGACCACCGGCGCAGTGCGCCTGCACGACGTCCGAGGCGAAGCCTGATGCCCCGCCGCATGTCCTGCTCGATGACCGTCGAGGCTGTGCGCGCCCGCACCAAGACGGTCACACGCCGCCACGTCGACACGTGGAAGGACCTCAAGCCTGGCGACCGGCTGACCCTCATCGAGAAGGGCATGGGCCTACCCAAAGGCGCCCGCCAGGTGGTCCTCGACGAGGTGGAGATCGTCGACAACCGCGTCGAACCACTGCACCTGATGGAGCGTGACGACGACTACGCCTGGCGCGAGGTAGCCGCAGAGGGGTTCCCAACGATGGAGCCCACGGAGTTCGTGGCGATGTGGCTGGAAGGCCATAACGTCGGCACGTTCCTCGGCCAGGCCCAATTCATGGCGTACGAGGTGCGTCGCATCGAGTGGCGGTACCTGTGAGGCCCAGGCAGGTCACCCCGGCTGATGTGCAGCTGTTCCATGGTCGGAACCCACGCGTCGCCGTGTTCACGGGCCCGGGCGAGGTCGAGGCCCGGGATCGAACCGTGCCAAGGAGTCATGACGGACGACATCGACGGTCGCGCAGTTCATGTGCCATGGGAACTCGACGAGATCGAACTCGCCACACTGGCCAACGGCGGGACCTTGTGGTTGTCGTGCTGGGGTGGCCTGCCGGTGCACCAGCTGCAGGTGGTCGGGAGGCCGGCCGGCCTGTGACCGCCCTCTACGTCCTGTCACGAGATCTCGATCACCGACCGGTGCCGGTCGGACTTTCCCGCGGCTCAGGTCTGCCAGAGCTGGATGTCGGCTTGCTCAGAGAGCTGCTCGGCGATGTCGGCGGCGAGCTCGACTGTGTACCTACCGAGCGCCGACATGAACTCGTCGACGCCGTCTGGTCCGCTCGCGAGACCGAAGCCTGGAGCGAGCTCGGCGAGCTGCACCGCCATCGCCAACGCTGCGTCGAGCTGCACCCGCTGGTGGGCGAGCAGCGCACCCAAGGCGTCGAGCAGACGAACGGTGCTCTGCACGGTGCCGGCCGCAAGGGTGACGGGTTGGTTCAGTCGAGGATCATCCACGAGGCGACAGTAGCGACGGCTGGTGGTGGCGTGTGACGTGGTTCAAGGTGGACGACAAGCTGCACTCGCACCCGAAATGGTGGGCGCTCTCCCCGAACGCGAAGGCGTTGTGGACGACCGCCGGGTCGTGGTGTTCGAGCTACAAGACCGACGGGTTGATCGCCGCGAACCAGCTGCCGATCCTCGCCCCCCAGGTCGGCCTCTCGGTCGTCAAGGTTCGTGCCGCAGCGATCGAGCTGACGGAGGCGGGGCTGTGGAAGCAGAACGAGGCGGCGAACGGCTGGGCGTTCCACAACTGGACCGACTTCAACCCCACCCGCCTGCAGCAGGACAAGGAAGCCGCCATCGAACGCGAACGGAAGAAGATCCAGAACGACCCGGACCTGAAGGCCGCAGTGCGTCTCCGGGACCGTGACCGCTGCCGCTACTGCCGCGAGCTCGTCAACTTCGCGGCCCGAACCGGCCACCTCGCTGGCCGCTACGACCACGTCGTCCCGGTCACCAAGGGCGGCAAAACCGTGCTCGACAATGTGGTGGTTTGTTGCGACTACGACAACCGCCGCAAGTACAACAAGACCCTCGACGAAGCCGGAATGGTCCTGCTAGAGCCACCTGCGCCCGAGAAGACGGCTGAGCTGCGTCTCAGCTCCGGCTTAGAAAATGCTCAGTCTAAGACTAAGCCGGGACACGGGTCGGGTCTGGGCCGGGTCCTGGCCGGGCCGGGGCAGGACGGGCCGGGTCTGGACGGGTCTGGTGGTCGGGTCGGGTCGGGGAGCGCGGCCACCGCTCTCGCCGACAGGCCACCGGTCGCACCCCCAGGAGAGGAGTTCTGATGAGGCGTGTTCCGCGCGAGCTCGATGAGGTTCACACGATGCTCGGTCAGGTGGTGGTGAAGAAGCTCGATGGTCCCGGCCCGGCAACGGCGTTGCGTCGTGCGTTGGCCAACCTCGACGAGCTCGGCGCGTCGGGGTTCGGGTCGACCACACCGGGGAACGGGTCACCGGGTGGTGGCAAGGGTGGTGGTGGTCGCACGCTCGAGGTGAGGTGGGGTCGCACTGGCGTGGATCGTGTGCCGATCACGTCGGTGGAGGCGATGGCGTTGGCTGGCCCGGATGAGGTGGCCCGGGCTCGCACGTCGCTCGAGGATGGGGCGCGGCTGTTGGCCGACTGTTCGGCGACAGCGGTGCGCGACATGCTCGCCGGGAACCCGCCGGCGCCACGGCCGGGGACGCTCGGCGCGATGCACTACGCCTGGTGGTGCGTCAGCGTGTTGCACATGGCCGCCGAGCAGGGCCGGTTGCGGGCCGACCGGCCGTTGTCGGGTTGGCGGCCGCTGTATCAGTCGACGGAGCGGGTGTACCACGTGTGCACCCGTTGGGGGTTCACCGCGACGACGCCGGCACCCGGACCCGATCGGGATCTGCTGCCCCACGATCTCACCGAGCTGAACTGTCGGGCCTGCCTGTATGTCGGTCGTCGGGAGAAGCGGTTCCGTGGCGAGCTGTGCGAGTGGTGCTACCGGTTCTCGCTGAAGGAGGGGTTCACACCGACGCGTCGGCTGATCGAGGACTTCCATGCGAACAACCGGCGCGGGTTGACGGCCCAGCTGCTCGACGCCGAGCGTGCCGCGTTCAAGGCCCGGAAGAAGCGTGAACGGCCGAACCGGCGTGTGTAGAGGTCACGCTGCGGTGATGCGGGTGTGTTATGGTGATCTCTGTATGTGGGTCGCCCGTGTGGGTGGCCCACTGCCGCGTCCGGGGTCAACCGCACGGCAGCGGGACTGTCTGGGCGCACGGTGCGCGGTGGGGAAGCGGCAACCCGTCGGACTCATGCTCCGGAGATCGCCCGTTCGAATCGGGCCCGCGCCACAGGATCGAGGTCCAAGGTGATTGACCTTCCCCTCAGCAAAGTCGTGAGCCCTGACGGTCAGCACGTCGTGTTCTACGCGACACTTCCCGCGCGTAGTGAGCAGGGGTCGGTACAGCTCGCCGCAGTTGCCAAGCCGCCGGTCGTCGAGCCCGTCACCGCAACAAGGTCGATCGAGCAGATCGGCGACACCGAGCACCACGCTGCGCTCGTCCGGATCATCGACGGGAACGGTCGGGTCTTGGCCAGCGCGTGGGAGCTGCCGTGACCGGCCGGGCGTCGACCGTCTGTCCGACGGCCGGTTGCCCGAACCTCAACCCGTGTCCTGCGCACGGACGCCGGCCGTGGGCATCTTCGACCCGTCGGGCCCGGCTGCCGGCCGACTGGCGGGCCCGACGACAGTTGGTGATCGAACGTGCGCACGGTCGCTGCGAGCAACCGGGTTGTGGTGAGCCGGGCGTCGAGGTCGATCACGTACGGGCCGGTGATGATCATTCGCTGGCCAATCTGCAGCTGCTGTGCGCTGCGCATCACCGGGTGAAGACGTTGCGTGAGGCCAGCAGACGGAGGTAGGGGGGGTACCCCCGTGACCGATCGACGAGGCCGTCACCGGGTGGGTTCTGCAGTTTCCTCCCCGTACGGGTCTCCAGCTCGGTACGGATCCCGATCTTGTACACAACCAGGGGTTGTGTACGGTTCCCCAGCCTGGAAGGACGGTGCGATGCCGCCTGTTCCGAAGCATCCGTCGACTCGAGCTCGGCGCAACAAGGTCGCTGGCGCTCGGCAGCTCCGGGCGGTCGAGGACCTCGAGGTGCCGAGTCTTCCCGAGGGGGACTGGCACGGTCTGACCGAGATCTGGTGGCACGATATCTGGGCGTCGCCGATGGCCCCGGAGTTCGACCAGAGCGATGTGCACGGGCTGTACCTGTTGGCGACGCTGGTCGATCAGTTCTGGAACGACCCGTCAACGTCGCTTGCCGCGGAGATCCGGTTGCAGCGTCAGTGCTTCGGTCTGACGCCGATCGATCGACGCCGGTTGCAGTGGGAGATCGACCGCGGTGACGAGGCAGAGAAGAAGACACAGCAGCGCCGCAACGCCACGGCGCCAAAGCCGGCGGGAAAGCCGAAGACCGACCCGCGTGCGATGCTCGGATGAGCGCACGCACACCTGACGAGGTGCTCGCCAAAGCGCTCACCGATCTGCCTGAGGGCGCGTACCTGACGTCGGCGATCGTGATCGTCGAGTACCAGCTGCCCGCGGAGGACGACGACCTTCAGCGAGGCCCGTGGTTGAGCTGGCGCGCCGACAGCGTCGTGGGCCGCTGGACCCATCTGGGGATGCTCGAATCGGTCGTCGGTGACGTCCGAAGGCAGCTCTCGCAGGAGGACTGACGGTGGCACTGCTGATGGTGCCGCCCCTCGACCCCAAGCCGTGGCCGACGCTCGGGCCGGGTGTGTGCGAGTGGATCGAGGACAACCTGGTGTTCGGGCCGGGCCCGTTGAAGGGCCAGCCGTACGTGATCGAGCCGGAGTTCCGTGCCGAGCTGTACCGCATGTACGAGCTGTTCCCCCGCGATCATCCTCGTGCTGGCCGGCGACGGTTCAAGCGTGTCGGCATGTCGAAGCGGAAGGGCACCGCGAAGACCGAGAAGGCGGCGATCATCGCGGCCGCCGAGCTGGCGCCCGATGCGCCAGTGCGGTTCGATGGCTGGCGTAGGCAGGGGAGCAGCTGGTTTCCGGTCGGTCGGCCGGTCGCATCGCCGTACATCCCGATGCTCGCCTATACCGAGGAGCAGTCCGAGGATCTCGCCTACGGCGTGCTGCGCACGATCTTGGCCGAGTCGGCGATCGGTGATCACTTCGACATCGGGCTCGACCGGATCATCCGGTTGAACCACTGGGGGCGTGAGGACGGCAAGGCGCAGGCGTTGGCGTCGTCACCGAACGCTCGGGATGGTGCGCTCACCACGCACCAGCACTTCGACGAGACGCACCGCATGTATCAGCCGCGGCTCCGCAAGGCGCACGACACGATGCTGCAGAACACGTTCAAGCGTCGTGACGCTGACGCATGGACGTTGGAGACGACGACCCCGGGCGAGTTGGCGCAGGAATCGATCGCCCGTGACACCCACGAGCTCGCCGAGGCGATCGCCCACGGTGAGGTTGAGGAACCGCAGCTGTTCTACGTGCACCGGTTCGCTCCGCTTGAGCTGCCGTTGAACACGCCTCGCCAGGTGCGCGCTGCGCTCGTCGAGGCGACGGGGCCGGCGACATGGTCGGGTGACATCGATGCGCTGGTCGGCCAGTTCTTCGCCCCGAAGACGAACCGGCAGTACTTCCGCCGGGTGTGGCTCGGCCAGTGGGTCCCGGGCGGCGATCGGGCGTTCGACCTCGATGTGTGGCGCCACCTGGTGCACGACGAGCTCACCGACATCGAACCTGGCCGGCTCGTCACCCTCGGCTTCGACGGTGCACGACGTCGTGACTCCACCGGTCTGGTGGCCACCGACGTCGAGTCCGGCTTCCAGAAGGTGCTCGGCTACTGGCCTCGACCCGATGACGCACCCGACGACTGGGAGGTGCCAGCCGCTGAGGTGGACCTGGCGGTCGAGTCGGCGTTCTCGACCTACAGCGTGTGGCGGTTGTACGCCGACCCGCCGTACTGGGATGAGTGGGTGGACTCGTGGGCGGGCCGGTACGGCGCCGAGCGTGTGGTGCGCTGGTGGACGAACCGTGACAAGGCGATGGCCGGCGCGCTGCGGGTGTTCAAGGATGCTCAGCTGACCGGCGACTTGTCTCATGACGGTGATGAGCGGTACGCAGCCCACATCGGCAACGCGTTCCGCAAGGACCTGCAGGTGCGTGTCGAGGATGGCGCTGAGCCGCTGTTCACGATCCGCAAGGAACGACCGGACTCGCCGTTGAAGATCGACCTGGCGATGGCCGGCTGCCTGTCGTGGGAAGCCCGGGGCGATGCGATTGCCGCGGGTGCCAAGGCGGAGTCGACACGCTCGAAGTCGCGGGTGATGGGAACGAGGAGGAGGTGAGCCGTGGCTGCAGTGAACTCGCCCGAGTGGTGGGCCGACCGGCTCTCCAAGAAGCTCTCCGCCCGTCAGTCGAAGCTCGAACGTCTCGAGCGCTACTACGACGGCAAGCAGCCGTTGTCGTTCGCTACGTCGCAGTTCCGGGCGGAGTTCGGGTCGATGTTGGCCGCGGTTCAGGACAACTGGTGCCAGCTGGTGGTGTCCGCTGTCGAGGAACGGCTCGACGTCGAGGGGTTCCGTGTCGGTGATGATGACCAGGCCGACGCTCAGGCGTGGAACCTGTGGCAGGCGAACGGACTCGACGCCGACAGTCAGGTGGCGCACACCGAGGCGTTGAAGCTGTCGGAGGCGCACGTCATCGTGTGGCGTCCCGATCTGGATGCGCCGCCGGTGATCACTGTGGAGCACCCGAAGTACGTCACGGTCGAGTTGGACCCGGAGAACCGTTCACGTCGACTTGCTGCGGCGAAGGTGTGGCGTGACCCAGACGATGGCCGGCTGTGCACCGTCTATCTGCCTGATCGAATCGTGAAGCTGCGCGCTGGCCAGCGCGGTTGGGAACCCCGTCCGTCCGCCGGTGATCAGTGGCAGATCGACAACCCGCTCGGTGTGGTGCCGGTCGTGCCGCTGTTCAACCGGCCGGGTCTGCTGACCGAGGCGGCAAGCGAGATTGAGTCGATCCTGCCGAAGCAGGACATGGTCAACAAGCTGATCGCCGACATGATGATCGCCGCCGAGTACGGGGCGTTCCGGCAGCGTTGGGCGACGGGCATCGAGGTGCCTAAGGACCCGATCACTGGCGAGGACCTCGAGGACTTTCAGACCGCAGTCGATCGGCTGTGGCATGTCCCGGCGCCGGACGCCAAGTTCGGCGAGTTCGAGCAGACCGACCTCAACGTGTACGTGAAGGCGATCGAGATGCTCGTGCAGCACATCGCCAGCCAGACCGCCACCCCGCCGCACTACCTGCTCTCCACCGGCCAGCTGCCGTCGGGTGAGTCGCTTCGCGCTGCCGAGGCGCCGCTGGTGGCGAAGGCGCGTCGCAAGCAGCGGATCTTCGGCCAGGCGTGGGAAGAGGTGACACGGCTGGCGTTGCGGCTCGATGGCCGTGACGACGTCGATCAGTCGACGGTGATCGAGACGATCTGGCGTGACCCGGAAAACCGGACCGAAGCCGAGCACATCGACGCCGTGATCAAGCAGAAGGCGTTGGATGTGCCGATCGAGGAGCTGTGGCGCCTCGCAGGTTTCTCGCAGGTCGAAATCGACCGGATGCGCCGGCAGCGGGTCGAGCAGCTGACGATGCTGGCGCTCGGCCAGCCGATCACCGCGTTCGACGGCGAAGGCGTCCCTGCCGACGAGATCAAGACCCGCGCCGAGGCCGCTCAGGCGTTGGTTGCCGGCGGCATGTCGCTCGACGATGCGTTGCACAAGGCCGGCCTGGCCTGATGGTCGCCGAGGTTGAGCTCCGTCGGCTCGCCGTTCCGTACCGTTCGCGGTTCGGTCAGGCGCTGATGGTCGCCGATCAGACGGTCACCCGGCTGTACGTCGCGACCGCCCCGACCGACGTCGACTTGTGGGTGACGACAGCGGTCCCGGTGGTGCAGGGGCTGCAGCAGGCGTTGATCGCCCTCGCCCAGCGGTACACGGCTTCGCAGCTCGAGCTGTTCACCCCGACCCGACCGGTTCGCCTGGTCGATGTCGCCGACGAGCTCCTCGTGCGCACCGACACGCCGTGGTTGCGTAGCCCGATGCTGCGTGAACGCCGACTGGTTGCGGTGGGTCTCCCGCCGTCGGAGGCACGGCAGCGTGCAGCTGGCTACGCCGGAGATCTGATGACCGCAGAAGCTCGGGTGACTGAGCGGGCTGCGGCCACGGCGACCTATCGGCAGCACTGGGACACTCGTGCACCGTTGAAGTATCGGCGGATCCTGGAGGGTGGTGCGTGCGGCTGGTGCCGTGTCGTGGCCGACCGGTTGTACAGCGCCGACGACAGCGGCAAGTGGCACGCCCACTGCCGGTGCACGTGGCGGCTGATCACCCCGGCCGAGGCAGAGGCGCACGAGCCGAAGTTCACCGGTGACCGATGGAAGGACGTGATCAACGAGCGTGCGACGCGCCCGGTTGAGAGCCGCCGCCAGGTCCCCGATCTCACCCCGGTCCCCGCCGGCTGATCCTCGCCCCCGCGACGGGGGCGCTTCAAACAGGAGGTTGCCGCGATGGCACCGACCACTCACCGTCCCTTCACCCTCGTGCGAGGCGTGCTTCTCCGTCACCCCGAGAAGGAGGACAACGGCACCACCGATGGCGCCGACAGCGATCACGGAGACGCGACCGCCGGCAGCGATCTGGGTGAGGCTGGCAAGAAGGCGCTCGACGAAGAACGTCGGGCCCGTCGGGCGGCGGAGAAGCAGGCCAAGGATCAGGCGACACAGCTGGCGACGTTGCAGCAACAGCTCGACGAGCTCAGCAAGAAGAACCAGACCGACGACGAACGCAAGCTCGCCGAAGCGGTCGAGGCCGCCAAGGCCGACGCTGTGAAGGCGCTGCAGGATCAGTTCGCCGGGCAGCTCGCGGAGAAGGATCGCCAGATTGTCGGCGCCCGTCTCACGGCGATCGCTGCTGGCAAGCTGACGAACCCGGCCGATGTGCTGGCGTTCGTCGATCTCGACGACCTCGACCGCGACGGCGAGGGCAACGTCACCGACAAGGCCCTCTCGGGGGCCGTCGAGGAGCTCCTGAAGGAGCGTCCCTATCTGGCTGCGACGGCTGGCAAGGGTGGAGGGTCCGTCGATCAGGGTCGCCGCAAGGACGGCCCGGTCGACTTCAAGGACCGCAAGCAGTTGGCTGCCGATCTGGCCAAGTTCGGTCTGACCCCGCGCGGATGATCCGTGCCGAGGTGCTCGACCGTGACGGCGAGTGGCAGCTGACGATCTCCGGGCATTCACGCGATGTGGCGTGCGCGGCGGTCACCGCCATGGAGCAAACCGTGGCGATCTGGTTGGAGCAGCTCGCCGAGTTGAACCCGACCGACATCCAGTTCACCTACCGCCAGGAGGCAACACCATGAACACCCTCATCGTGCTGCTCGCCATCACACTCGTCGTGGCCGCAGCCTTCACCATCATCCGTGGCTCCGCCCACGGCATCGCCCGCACCCATCGCACTCAGGTGCGCTCGGTGCTGCTCCGCCACCCCGTCCGTGATGTGCTCCCTGCAGCTCTGCAGGCACAGATCCAGGACGGCATGTTGGAGGCGGCGTTCGACAACGCCCTGCGGCCCGACTTCCTGTTCCCCGCAGCTGCGGTGTCCGACCCGGTGTCGGGTGGGGTCGGTCAGCGGATCACCCGCACTCGTACCGGTCTGCTCACGCCAACCACCACGGCAATCACCGGGTCCGATCCGGCTGCCGCCACCTACTCGATCGAGCAGTACTCCGGTGTGCTCGATCAGTACGGCAACTCGGTCGACACCAACATGCTCGGCTCGGCCGTTGGCCAGGCGTCGAAGTTCGTCCGCGACGTCGTCACGTTGGGCATCAACGCCGGCCAGTCCCTCAACCGGCTGTGCCGTGACCGCCTGTACCGCGTGTACAACGGCGGCCGCACCTGGTGCCGCACCGCTGACGGCGGATCCAACACGACGATCGACGTGAGCTCGGTCGACGGGTTCGAGTTCGTGCTCGTCAACGGTGTCCCGACCGCAGTGTCGGCATCGACCCCGCTGAGCGTCACCGTCAACGGTGTCGCCAACACGGTGACCGGTGTCAACCGTGCCGCCCGCACCTTGACGCTTGGCACCGCCCGCGTCGATGTGCTCGGCGACCCGATCGTCGCCGTGAACGCCCCGGTCACGCTGCGTCCGAACGCTCGGACCACGGCCTTCACCCTGATCGGCACTGACAACGCCACGGTCGGTCTGTTCTTCGACGCGGTCGCCCGACTGCGCGCGATGAACGTCCCGACGTTTCCCGACGGCAACTACCAGGCGCACGTGGATGCGACCACGATGCGGCAGCTGCTGTCGGACACCGAGTTCCGTCAGGCCTTCCAGAGCCAGGGTCCGAGCGACACCTACACCCAGGGTCGCCTGACGATCTTCGGTGGTGTGGCGTTCACCCTCAACATCGAGGCCCCGACGTTCAGCGGTGACGGCCAGGCACTCACGGTCCGTCGCCCGATCGTGCTCGGCGCCGAGCCGGTGATCGCCATGCCCCTCGAGGATCAGGGGATGCTCATCGACGAGACCCCCGTCTCCGATGTCCCCGGGATCAGCCTCATCGAGGTCGCCCCGCAGAGCCAGGTTGCGCTGATCGTGCGCCCGCCGCAGGACCGCCTGCAGCAGGTGATCAGCTCGAGCTGGGCATGGACCGGGGACTACGCCGTCCCGACCGACTCAACGACCGGTGACTCGGCGATCGCCAAGCGCGCCGTCGTCATCGAGCACATCTGAGCCCACTGCCCTGAACCGTCGGCTGGCCGGCCGTCTCCCCTCCGGCCAGCCGACACAGGGGCATCCCTTCACCCTCTCTCTGTCAAGGAGGTCGCCATGAGCGACGACACCATCACCACCACAGACCCCGCCTTGGCGACGGCGCCCGAGCAGCCCGCCCTGGTCGTGCCCGACGTGTCCGCAGCCAAGTTGCTGGCATGGGCCGACGAGGCCGCAGACGACACCGAACGGCACACCCGGTTGACCGCCGCCCTTGAGGTCGAGTCGGCCAAGGACAAGCCGCGCAGCAACGTCCTCAACCTGCTCGCCCGCGAGCTCGGCATCGGCTCCGACGACCTGCCGGAAGGTCCTGGCCACTACGTGGCCACCGCCGACTTCGCCGGCATGTTCAACCACACGACCGTGTCGTTCAAGAAGGGCGCCGTCATAGACTTCGCCGCCGGCCTCGAGCTGGCCGCGCTCGGCTTCCCGGTCGCACCCGGCGACAGCTGAGCGGCAAGCGACGTGGGCTCCACCCTGACCACATGGTCGACACAGGTCGCCTCGCTCGTTCGAGATGCCTCCGGCGTCGACGTATCGTCCGCCCAGGCCCGCGACGTCGGCGTGATCCCGGCGCTCGCCCAGTACTCGATCGATCGTCCTCGAACGGTGGTCGTCGACATCACCCGCCTCGCCGACCGCTACTCGGCGATCCCGACACCGGCACAGGGCTGGTCAGACAACTGGTCACAGGTCACCCGTGTCGAGGTGCCGGCCGGCCAGACCCCACCACAGCCAGTCGACTTCGAGATGACCCGCGACCCGTCGACGCCCGCAACGCAACGAATCCTGCTGCCCGAGGGAACCGGGACGGGTGCGGTACGAGTGTTCTTCACCGCACCGTGGCCTACACCGACCACCGACCCTGCCGTCGACCTCGTGTCACCGGTCGGGTTCTCCGCGGTGACGAGCCTCGCCGCAGCGATGGTGCTGCTGTCGATGGCTGCCGAAGCTTCACGTTCCCGGCAGGGGGCCTTGGCGACCGACTTCGTCGACGGCTCCGACCGCACCCGCGACTTCCTCGACGTCGCCGCTGGCCTGCGGGTGGTCTACAACACGTTCATCGGGCTCGGCCAGGTCGCCGGCCAGACCCCATCGGCGAGCGACCGTCAGCTCCGCTCAACAAAGATCGACCGTCCACCGCGAGTGGTGGCCTGGTGAGGTTCAAGGCGACGATCGACAGTCAGCTCGTCGACCACGCCCGCGCAGCACGCGCCCGGATCGACGATCGCGTGAGCGCGGGACTCGACGAGCTCGGCCACCAGTGGGTCGCCGCCGCCGGCCAGATCGCCGGCGGCACGGGCGACTACCGCCAGTCGTTCACGAGCGTCAACTCGGGTCGAGCGGTCGAGGTCGGTTCGACGTCCCCGTTGGCGCACGTCATTGAAGCGGGCCGTCGCCCCGGAAAGCGGCCACCTGTCCGCCGCCGCCGCAGTGGTGACCGCTACGGCGTCACGCCGGCCGCCGCCGAGAAGATCGCCCGGTCGGGTACCCGTGGCCGGTTCGTCGTCAAGCGGACCGCCGCCAAGATCCGCAACGGCACTCTGCAACGCATCACGTCATCGACGATGCGCGACGTTCTCGGTGGTCGCTGATGGCCACGACCGACATCACCCCGGTGGTGGCCCGCATCGCGAACCGGATCCAGTCGGTCACCGACATCGGCCTCGTGTGGACGTTCGACCCGTACGACCGTGACGACCTTCGCCCGTGGGTGATGTCGACGATTGGCAGTGTTCCGACGTTGCGCGCCTGGTGGGTGTCGGGCCCGACGATGGAAGCCCAACGGGCGACCCAATCGTCAGCGGGCCACCTGTTGCGCCGGTGGACGTACACGATCTACGGGGTCGAGGGGTTGAACGCTGACGGCAGTTCGATGGCGACGTTGCGGACCAACGCCCTCGCGGTCACCGATGCCATCGATCTCGACCGTGACCTGGCCGGCACCTGCCATCGCACCGACCCGTGCTCGTGGCGGACCATCGAGAACCGCAACGCCTGGCTCGGCATCGCCGGCGCCATGGTCGAGATCACCAAGACCGTCCACACCTTGTCGACGCCGTGACCTGAGGAGGAACCCATGGCACCACGCCAACCCACCAACCCGGCGCCCGTCCAGGAGGCGCCCGTCCAGGAGGCGCCCGGCACTGATCTGCCGCTCGCACCGGTGCGCGCCCGGTGGAACCACGTCCAGACGATGTTCGTGCCCGGCGTCGGGCTCGTCGGCTACGGCGACGAGCTGTTCGTGTCGCCCGAGCAGCTCGACAGCGACGCCTTCCCGGCCATCGCCTGGGACGACAACTGGACCCCCGATCCCGCCCTGCACCAGCAGGCCACCCAGGAGGGCTGACCGATGCCGTATCCCCGCTCCACCTCCGCCGCGCTCAACTACGTCGGGCTCGGCAAGCAATCCGCGAAGGGCACGCCGGTCGCGCCGACGGTCTTCCCGCCATTCCAGGGTGCAGTCGATCTGTCGTCCGGGATGGAAGGCGACGCGATCCGCCAGGCGGGCACCGGCCCGTTCGTGAACCGGACGATGAAGACCGCCCACGACCCGGGCGGCGGACTGTCCATGGCGGTCCGTCCGCGCACCGCCGCCCAGCTGATCGCATGGTTCCTCGGCCAGGACACCCCGGCCGCGAACGGTTCACTGTGGGACCACACCGCCGTGCCGAACGAGGCGAACACGTGGCTGACGGTCGAGCAGGCCGCCGGCATCTCTGGTGACATCATCGAGCGGTACACCGACGCGGTGCTCACCAAGATGACCTTGTCGGCGCAGGGCAACGGCGACATCATGGCCGAGTTCGACTGGACCGCCCTCACCCCTGGCTGGCAGGCGACCGCCGCGACACCCACCCAGGAAACCGGGATCTCCGGCTCGACACCCGGTGGCCCGTATCGGGCGATGGAAGCCACCTACACCGTCGACGGAGTGAGTTCCGCCGTGGTCGAGTCGTGGTCCATCGAGCTGGAGTGGAAGCTTGACGACGTGCGCCTGTCACGTGTCACCCGGTCGGATCTGTTGAAGATGGAGCTGACCGGAAAGATCAAGCTCAAGCAGCTCCTCGCGTCGGCCACCGAACGCGACGAGTACCGCAAGATCATCTACGGCAGCACCACGGGCACCGTCGCCAACAAGAACTTCTTCCAGGGCGGTTCGTTCGTCGTCGCCCTGGACAACGGGCTGGGCACGACCAACAACCGCACGCTGTCGGTGACGGCGCCCGTGGTCGACTGGATGGACTCGCCGTATACGCCGCTCAACCCGGACGGCGCGACCATGTACCTCGAGCGTGAGGGCACGATCCGTAAGGACACCGGCCAGTTCGTCACGATCGTGTCGAAGACCTCCGACGCGGCGGCCTACTGAGCATGGATCGTGCAGCAATCGAACGGCTCATCGCGTCGGCGGCACGCCCCGAGCTCCACGAGCTGTACCTGCCGGCGTTGGACCAGACCGTGCACCTGCGCCGACCGACACGCGAGCAGGCGTTCCGGGTGGTCACCGCCGCCGGCCAGGACGAGGACTGGCAGGCCCGCGCGTTGACCGGCGCGTTGCGGTTCGCGCTCGTCGACGACGCTGGTCGCGAACTGATCCGAACGTTCGAGGAGGCTGGCGCCTTCCTGAACGCCCTCGACAACGACGACCTGGTGCTGCTCATGCCCAAGCTCGACGAGCTGCTCGGTTCGGCCGCGGAGGTGTTGGATGGTGAGGCGGGAAAAGCGCTCTAGCCGAGCGTGACGATCTGTTCGTCCTGTACCACGTGTGCTTCGAGCTCGGCCGCTTCCCGCACGAGTTGCCGCCAGACCTGCCTGATGAGCAGTTCCTGCTGATGGCCGCCTACGTGTCGCTGCGGGCCGACATCGAACGCCGAGGGGCCGCTGGTGCCCGTTCGGCCAGGGGTCGTGCCGCCGAGGCGGCGTATCAGGCGGCGGAAGCCGAAGCGTGGGCAGCTCGTCGAGGAGGTGGGTGATGGCCGAGTTCGTCGAGAAGGTCCGCTATGAGGCCGACATCAGCGATCTGAAGCGCAAGCTCGGCGAGATCGAGGGCGCCACCGAAGCGGTCGGTGACACCACCCAGTCGA